CTTCTGTAAAATAGCCGCCAGTCTTATATTCCCTTTTACTGCCATCAGGTCTCCACCTCCAAGCTCATTGTTCCATTGAAGCAGTCATGTTCGATTCCGATAACGGTATAATAACCTTCCAGAGCTCCTGCACTGCTTTTAATCCTGTGGCCCTTTTTAATATATGGATTATCTACTGCCTCAAGAGTACGTTCATATATTGGTTTCCCTTGTTCTTTCAAAATTTCTTTTGCTTCTTTCTTTGCATGGGCAGACTTCTTATCATCTGAATCTCTCACAATAATTTGCTGAAGTGTACCATAACGGGATGTATTTCCTTTGACTACTGTCACCTTTTTTGGCGGAAGCTCCTTTTTCTCTGACTCCTGTTCCCGGTAAATCGCCACCTTTGTCACCATTCCATCCATGGTAACTCTTGTATTCTGTGACAACGCAGAGTCCTTTTGATTTAATGTATAAATCTTCTTGTTGTATGCCCTCTTCCGTATGGTCAAAACTCCTTTTTCACAGTAGATCACATATTTCGTCCCTGTCTTTTTCTTCACTTCATCCAAAATCGAAAGTATGGCATCAGAAATAGTCTCTTCCCTGATGATCTTCCTCTTATGTTTGATACTTTTATACTGAAAGTTTAATTTGATTCCCCATCGCTTACAGATTGTCTGAAGAATGGTCTTTGTATTTTTCCCTTTTGAAAAGAAAAAATTATCCTGTGAATTCTGCAGATAGATCAGCCGGTCATATGCCATTAAATTCAGATCTTTTGTCACATCACTCGTATAATCTTTCTCCCATATGATTCCTCTGAATATTTCCTTGTAACCGCTTCCGGTATCACAATACAGGTATAACGAATCCCGGACTGTAATGTTATTATATAGATATTTGTTCTTATCTTTTATATTTGGAATCGTAATGGAAACGCTTTGAGCCAGTTCCTCATTATTTTGTGACGTTGTAAGGCTCGTCAGCAGATTTGAAACGTTATAATTCGCTTTTTTTGTTTTTATCAGACACCTGTATAACGGATGCTCTAATGATCCTGCCATAGTCCACCTCCTAACTCACCATTTTTATCAAAGTGTTATATCCTGCCATGCCGTCCACCTTAAGGTTATGCTTTCTCTGGTAGGCTTTAATGGCTTTTACGGTTTTTGAACCACATATACCATCTTTTGTGGTTCCCACTTTTCCCTGAACAAATTTTACAACTTCTCCTCTTTTTCCACTTCTGATCACAATCTTTTTCATTGCATTTTTTGTTTTTGCATCCAGTTTTCCATTCACAGATAATTTTGCATATTTATCTTTGTTGATTGCTTTTTGGAGTGCGACGACCGAAGTTTTTTTCTTTGAGGTGCCGGAAACACTCGGAATGGTAAGAACCTGTCCTTGATAAATCTGATATGGTTTTGTTTTGATTCCCTTTTTTCTTTGACTGGCATTTTTCTTATCAATCAGTGATTTGTTGGCCTTATATATTGTCTTATATTTTTGGCCGTCTCCATAAAACTTTTTTGCAATGTCCCTCAAAGTCTCTTTATTAGATCTGACCTTATATTTTTTCGTACTTTTGCCCGATGCCCTTTTTTTCACTGTCTTGTTTAAGGAAAGATCTGCCGCCTCCACCAAAGAAATAGAATAATTGTAATCGCCCATAGAAGCGATATGATAGCTGAACTCTTCAATATATACCGGCAGCTTCTTTAATGTCGTACCCGGAATTTCCAGATTCAGCTTCTTGTGATTTTTCTTCCAGTCCTGAATATAATTGATATAATAACTTGGACTGTTAAGTGCTGTATTCTGTTTCTTTACAAAGGACAACGTTTCCCTTGAAACAGCCGGGAAGATTCCTTCCCAGCTGACCGTACTTAAATTTCTTCCCCTGGGCAGTTTTACTTCTCCCAGGTCTAAAATTTCATACTCCTGAAACCTCGTTGTACTTGAATAAGATAGTTCTTCCGGAAGTAAGGGTACTTTTATATATTTCTTGGAATTGCTTGCCTCTGATATTTTAATTTCCATTTTGCCCTCCTCTTCTTATTGTACGGCCGGAATGTTTTGATAAGCTGATTCCAGTGCATCAGCCAAAATTCTGCAGATTTCATCAGATACCTGATTCTTTTGTTCTTTCAGGACTTTCAGAAGATCGATATTCTTTCCGTCTCCGTCCTGTCCGCCTTTCAGCTGAATCGTAATATTTCCCACAGACACGCTGACCGGTGCTTTTTTCTTTCCTGACCTGCCGCTTCCAGCCAGAGTTCCTCCGCCTGCGAAACCGCCGTCTGCGTGCTGAGATACGCCGAGCATTGCTCCTGCCTGATGCCAGAGGTCGAGGCCTCTTTTTCTTCTCTTTCCGCCCAGAGGGATGATCACTTCAGGTCCGTCTTCACCAACCCAGCTTAATGTCTTGCCTCCTACAAAACTTCCGTTTGCATTTTTCTGGATTCCTCCGCCTCCCATGAGGCCAAAGAAAGAAATGCTTGCAAGGCTCGCGGCG